TCTAAAGTGCTTTTAACGTCTGCTGCTAAGCGTTCTTGTTGAACAATTTCTTTTATGTCCTCTTTCGTCGCTCCACCTAGCTGCTTGAGTCGTTCTTTATCAGCTTTCAAAGCTTCGTCAGCTTCTATCGGTGAGTCAGTTTTCTCCACTGTTTTTTCATTCAGCGGATTGACGAACCTATCAGTGCCATTAAGAGTTTTAAGATTACTCTTAGCCGTCTTAATTTCAGCTGATATTTGTTCACGTTGTTCCGGAGTATGAGCGAGTTTTCGTTTCTTAACTAAGTCTAAAAGCTCAATTCGCTTTTCAAATGACTCGTCAGATTCAAATTTACCTTTATTAGGAATACGAAACTCGTATCCTTCCTTTGGTTCTACTTTTTCTTCTCCTTCTTTAACGTCAACTTGAGGGGTGCTGGTATCCTCTGGCTTCGGAACTTCTGGAGTTTCCTCCGGTGGAGTTTCCTCCGTTGGGGGTTCCTCTTTTGGTTCTTCTACCTTGGCTTCCTCTTTTTTAGGAGGGGTAAGCTCTTTTCCAGCTTGAACAGATTCTATTGATTCAGCCAATTCTTTATCAAGTTCGGCATCATCTTCCACTTCCACTTCAACTTCCGGTTTAACTTCGGTCTCAACTTTAGGTGTTTCCTCTGTCTTTATATCTTCTTCTTTTATATTATTATCCATATATTTATCCGCTCGTATCGTGAACGGCTCCGATGGTTAATTTAATTATATAATTTTCAATCCTATTTTGCAAGCTTTATCTGTCAGAATAATTGACAAATTTATTGATTCTTTCCAATTTTTGTTTCATAGTATCAATATTAACAGAACCTTCATTCAAAAACGAAATAGCGTGTTTTTGAAAATCACCTTCAACAGAATCATTAAAATCTCCTATACTTGTTGAATATTCAATAGGAATTATTACTATATACACTTCTTTGTCTGACTGCTTGTAAAATAGAATGTTATCTTTGGGTTTAAAGACCTTGTGAAATACTTCCACTAAATCCTCTCTATCAACTGGATTTCCACAGGTACCTTTAAAACCTGCTGGAACTAAATCTTTATAAAAATATTTAGCAGTTGGCACTTCTTTTCCAAGAACATTCTTTAAAATTACCTTTGGTTTTTCAACCTTTGGTTCTTCAACCTTTGGTTCTTCAACCTTTGGTTCTTCCTTTTTTAATTCTTCTACCTTTGTATCTACCATATGTTTATCCGCTCGTATCGTGAACGGTGCCGATGGTTAATTATTAATTCTTCTTATCTAAATCTACATTTTTAAAACTTTTATAAAATTTCTTAATAAATTTTTCTTGTTCAGGTTTTAACTTTTTCTTAGTCTCATCAATATACTCTTTAGTTAATGTAAATGCCGGAACATCCATATTTATTTTAGCTATTCCCCAAACCTGTTCTATGATTGCAAACTCTAACGGATACGGATGTGCATAGTTTATATTTATATTATCACCCTTTTTCATATCCTTGTCAAGAATACACTTTAATTGTCTTCCAACTTCAACAACATTAACTTTATCGGTCTCTACAAATGTTGCCTCCAATGTTTCTTGATTTACTCCTCCAATAAGCATTGAAGATAATTCTTCAGCACTAATTTCAAATTCATCTCCGGACTTAGAAATAAACTTTAAAAGCTTTTTCTTTTTAGCTTCTTTAGAATATCCAATCTGGACTGTAAAATCTTTTTTCTTAATTTGTCTAGGTTTTAACATAATTATTTTTTTCTTTTTTAACCTAAATTACTAAATTCTTTATGATATTTTTTACTAGCAACACAATATATTTTAAAAGCTTCTATTTTTGTTTTAAAACTTCCAAGATATATTTGTATTCCGCCATAATAAATAAACGCTCTCCATTTTTTTCTAGTTTCGTGCCAAGACACACCTTTATATCCAGAATTATTAGACTTGGTTTTATTTACATTCATTCTATTTTGAGATTGAGAACATACTCTCAAATTATCTCTCTGATTATTCAATCCATTTCCATCAATGTGGTCAGTAACATTTCCCTTAGAAGTTCCAGCTAAAACTGCGTGCATTGCAATGGTTTTCTTCTTTCCATTTATTTTTTCAGAATTTCTAAATGCATAAAAAATATATCCTATTCTTTTTGCATACCACTTAAATTTATTCAATTCTTCAAAATCTCTATCGTCAATTAAAGCAAATTTACCTTGTGTTAATTTTATTTTTTTCATTCTTTTATATGTAATTTACCTTTTCTAATTCCTTCTAAATGGTCAACCATTGTTCTCAACATAGTACCTTGAACTTCCAAAGTAATTGCATTAACAATTGTCTTCCATTGCGTACTTCCTATAATTGGAGATGTTGGCATACAATCCTTCATCAACTCAATTATAATAGGAGCGTGCTCACTTGCCGCTAAAGCCATTTTCTTTTGATTCAAGCTTTGTTCATTTTCTGCCATAATATTGTTGTTAATTAAATTGGCAGTTTTAAGGTAACTGCCAAAACCTTTTAAATTCCTCTCAACCACTCAACGTGATACGAGCTAGTTCTTTTCTTGTATCCCCAAGCGTAGATACAAAATATTCTTGCTTTAGGAAATTCATTTTGAATGTGGTGCTTTGTGATAGTTAACTGTTTAGTTGCTTTGCTTCTTCTATCGGAAAGTTTACATTCCACGATTACAATATAACGTTTATGTCCTTCTCTGTGATGAATTGCGAAGTCATCTACTTCTCTTTCAATACCAAATTCATCTTTGTACTTAACATTTTCTGCTACACCATTATAGAACCTTTTACCTTTCCACATTCTGCTTTTCAAATCCTTATAAAGAATATCTTCAAAGAATTGTCCAGCGTTCTGTCCTTTCTTTCGGTTCAATCGTTTTTGACGTTTCTTAAATATGTGCTTCTTTTTCTGTCTCATCTTAACCTCCCAGATTTTCTCTTTTATATTTGTCTTATCTAACAGTAGATAGACAATTGCGAATATTACTATTAAATATAACATAATACCCTCCTATTTATTTTATCCAGGGAAAAATCCGTCACCTGCTCCAGCTCTACCAACACTAGCATCAATTGCTCCCATCATTGGAGTTTGAGGTCTTGGAACTTCGTTAGGACTTTGTGGTTGCATTGGGCTAGTTCCGTCAGCAGACATAGCTTGTCCACCAGACATTCCAGCTCCTCCGCCTCCACCTGCTTTATTCTGCATAGCAGTAGCTTGAGCATCTTGTTGCATTTGTTCTTGTTGCATTTGTTTCTGAACTTCTGAAGGTTGTTTAGCAATAATAGCATCGTAGTCTGCTTTTGAAATATAATTAAATATATCTCCATTTTGAATATCAAGTAACTTTTCTAAAGCCATTAATTGAGAAGCGGCAGCTTCTGGGTCTTGATTTCTCATTGAGTATATTAGTGTAATCTGATTTGTAATAATTGGGAACAATGCCATATAAGTTTGTTTCTGAATTTCTAGTGATGGCATTAGCATTGAATCCGGGTCAATAATGAAATCAATATAGTCAGACATATGTCCGGTATTTTTCATTTCATCAAATAAACCTTTAGCTGAAATCTGTCGAGTATCAACATTTTCCATAACTTTACCATCCTGGTCAAAATCAAAGTTTAATCTTAAATTTTGAGAAGCGGCAGCCACCATACCGACGGGGATACCAAAATCGTCTAGCACTTCTTGTGATTCAACAAAGTAATCTGGATTTTGTTTAGTAAATTCTGCTAACTGCTCGTCAGAGTCAATCATAAAAATTTTATCCACTGGGTAAATCTGTCTCATCCAAGTATTAGCAATATGAGCATCCATTTCTAAACCAACTACCATAGAATTTCTAGGAGGAGTTAATCTATTGTAAGCAGCCTCTTTCATAATAACTGTAGAACCTAAAGTATTTTCAGTTCCAGCTCCAGCTACAATATTATTGATACCAGTATTTTCTTCTATATTCTGTTTCTGTTTATCACCATAAAGCATACCCTGTTGAACATTTCCAGAAGTTTTAACAACATCAATATCAGTTCCCGGATTTTTAGGGTTAATAATATTTGGACCTCTCTTATATGTATTGGAACCATTCTGAACTTGAGCACCAAAAAGTAACGGAAATATTTCCGCTTCAACTTGCTGTGCATTTAGTGAATTTATATAAGTATAGATAGCTGTATTACCACGCATCATTTCGTAGAGTCCAACTCCGTAAGGGTCATTCATATTCTTCTGGAAACAACGAGCTACAACTACTGAACCGTGAGAACCATCGTTAGGAAGTTCACCATCGTAAATTCTCATTTTTCCACAAGCTACAACATATCTATTTGATAAAACATTTTCGTAGTATCCAATTGTAACACTGGTTGCAACCTTCTCGTTATTTTCATCTTTAGCTTCTTCAGTTACAGAACAGTAATCCAATTTCTTTTTATTCTTTTTAGCTCCAGGATATTTATCAAAAAATTCTTCCTTCGGCATATCCTTTTCGTAATAGACTTCAGTCTGGGACCAAAGGTCACCATTGTTGAAACCTATTCCCAACCAAGTTCTAGTAACCTCGAGAGGTTCTCTATAAATATCGTCAAATAAAATTTTATCTACACCATTTCTTTTAGTTTGAACTCGTCTAGGATAAACTCTCCAGGCAGCCCAACCATAAGTAAATAAATTTTGGTAGGTTAGCATTAAAGTATTTTCTCCGTTTCCACCGGTCATAGACCAGTTACGTTTCCACAATTCATACATTGCCTTCCCGTAAACTTTATCATCGCAAACAACTTGAGCATCTGGAAGTTTCCCAGCGAGAACCGAAGTAGCGATTATAATTTTTGAAAATGCGATTGGTTCCTGGGATACAGGAACTCCAGATTTATTCTGGTCTCGGTCTGATAACTTCTGGGGATATACATTAATATCGTAAGCACCATTAGCCATCTTATTGTAAAATACCATTGAACCCCAGCCACTTTTCTCGTAGAGCTTCTGTCCGTAAGAAACGCCAGTATTCATTAAATTCTGTTGAATCTCAGAAGCGAGAGTATCGAACTTAACTCGATACTGGGACTTCTTCATTTCCTTTTTCTTGTCAGCTATAAAATTAATAGTGTCTTTTTCTGTCTTTCCTTTTTTGTCTTCCATATAATAAATTTTACTAATATATTTTAATTATAACCCCTTAGTTTAAAATTACAAGTAAAAATATACTTTTTTTCACTTTTTTGTCAAGTTTGTCTTCTTTTTTTCAAGTTTTTGTCAAGTTAATGAGAAATTTGTCCATTTTCTTCACTTTTTTTACGATATTCACCATTTATTTCACGTTTTATCCAATTACAGTTGCAACAAAGCAGTTGATAACGCTTTTTTCCTGCTAAAAAACTCTTTAATACATTCGGATAGTAGTCATTTCTACAAATAAGTTTTCTTTCCTGTTTGCCGTCACTGTTAATATGGTCAATTTGAAGGGCTCTGTAATCATTAAAGCCACATTCTACACACTTACCACCCATTTCTGTATAACATTTATCCCTACGCTCTCTTCTTGCCAAACGAAATCGTTCACTATTTTCTGCATTATACTTTTTTCGATATGCAAGCATTTTAGGAGTACGATTATAATTATATTTGTATAATTTTTGTTCGTAAGAATTTCTGTATTTAATAATCTTGACTTGATTATTCTTCCGCCATTCTTTCATATAAATTCTTCTTTCTTCTATATTCATATATTAATGATTTATTTGTTCTACTCCTCCTTGAGATTCTGAAAATATTGCTTTCATATGACTAAAGCCCTCATTAGCTTCTCCTCCTTCAATATAATTTTCTTGTTCACCAAGTATTGCATATCCTATACTAGCCGCCATCAGAACATCATCGTGTTTTTTAGCCATAGCTTCCGGTTTTCCTTTGATATTCCGAACAAAAGTAAGCATTTCTCCCAGAATAACCGATGGGAATCCACCATCCTTACGGAAAAATATAGCTTTGAGAGCAGCCAGTGCGAAAGGTCTAGTAGCCGAAGTAGTTTTCCACCCGAAGAACTTAGTCATTTTTTTAGTAATATCATCAAACTGCTTCCGGTAGTACAAATTTATATACCCCATTTTCTCAAGAGCATCATTTACCCAGAGCCCATCCTTGTTAACTTCAATTCCAAGCAGAGCCCAGTTATAAAATTTTCCGAGTTTGTATGCCTCAGTAGCCAATTCATCCGGAGGCACGTGAGACCTGTAAATAGCATCGCACTCTTCAGTCTTGTGATTAATAACATAGAGCACCTGGTAATCTCCAGAAATCAATCCTTCAGCTGTATCTCCCCCAATAATATATTTAGTCCCCGGTTCCGGCTTATTGAAAACCTCTAGCGAACCTGTGGAAACCTCATTGAAAATTATTTCCACGCCTTCCTTATCGTAACCCAATTCTCCTTTAGTACCTTTCTCCACAGTCTGCAACAGAGTAGCAACCTTAGCAGTTGAAAAATATGTCTGACCAGTAGATAAAAAAGCTTCTTCGTGTGTAGTAGGGTATTCCTGCATTAGTGATTTAACCGCATCCGGAGAATTTTTTCCACCGAACTGCAACCACTTCATATAATAGTATGTTATTTCCTTATCAGAAAGCTCGTGTTCAACTTGGTAAGATTTCCAATCAATCTCACACTCATCCATATCTCCCACTGGAATATTCTCGTAAATCTTTTTCATTTCCATATCATCAAACTGCCAGTTGTAGAAATGCGGGAGGAACTGCACCTGGGATAACTGCGGAGTAATCTTATCTCTCGTCAACCAATTCTGTTGGAACATTTCATAGAATCTCCCGGACATACCTTCAGCCGTAGATTCGATAAAAATAAATCCATCAAACGGTACCGTTGGAAAAGTTCCCCGTTCAACTTCCTCCGCTCTTTTTGGAAATTGCACACACATCTTAGCAAATTCAGAAATATGAACGTAGTGATAAGTTCCAGACCGCCCGGATACAGCCACCGCCATACTAGATGTGGAACCCTGTTCCGGTCCGTAATCAATAATCACCTGAACCTTTCTCGCTGACCGGTGGTTAATCTTAAAGAAAGCACCTTTTACATCCTCTGCCATATTCCGAATAGCAAATTCAATCTTCTTATCAAAAATCTCCGTCGCATCCTGCACCTTATGAGCAATAACAATCGCCTCCTTATTCGGGTTAAATAAAATACTATCCAAACAAAACAAATCAATAAAGGTAGTGAAACCTAATTGACGACTTTTCAGAATCACGTGCCTGTGATAAGGATGTGGAATGTTTAAATAGTTATCGTAGAAATGTCGTTGAGCCCGGTTCATTTTAAAGACCTGTTTATCTCCATCCTTAGTAACAATAAAATATAAATTACACAATCTCCAATGCTGGTCTTTAATAAGATTAGGATTATCAGTAAGTTCTTGAACTATATCATCATTATGTTGTTTCTGATTCTCCATTCTTTTTATTTTCAAGTTGTTTAAAACCCAATTCCGCTAGAGCTAGAAGTTGTTCTTCTCTATCCTTGTAATACTTCCTTTGAGCTCGAACCTGTTGCAGTAATTTATAAATAACAAAAATAGAATACGGTTCAGTGGGAGCTTTAATCACCTTGAACCTATCATCCTTATTTGTATCTTCGAATCTTCTGTGAAATTGTTTGAGTTTCATAA